CTGCAACTGACTCTGCTGTAGAGTTACTTACTGAACCTTGTAAACCTAATACTCTATCGAGTTTCTCTTTGAGTTCCTCGTAAGTTTTAAATTCATTTGGTGCAATAATGTCCGTCAAAGAATGAGCAGAACTAAATGTTTCGTTCAACTTATCCTCGTCTTCGAATAATGGTGCAGTTGAATCGAACTCTGATTTATCATAGTTCCAGTAACCGTCCACTTTTCTAATTTTGATTTTGAAGTTAGCACCTTCCCTTAAATCAAAAGGGTTAATTGCCTGTTCATCCTCAAATGCAGGAGAGATAGCCTCTTTGAGTTGTTCAAAGATTTTCTTTCCAAATTTATACAAGAATACTTTACCTTCGTTATCGGGATTCTTAGGGTCTGAAACAACTAAGACGTTAGAAACATAATGAAGTCTTCTCTTCTGTTTTCTAGCAATCTCTTTATTTGCCTCAATACCTGTATTCCATAACTGGGTATTGTACTCTGACACTGGGTCTTTTTTATTAAGAGTCGTTAAAGACTTCTCAATATACCAACCACCAGGCCCTTGAAAACCGTGGTCAAAATAACTGACCCAAGGCATTTCTTCGTTTTGGGGTGTTGGTAAGAATCTTACTACAGCAAAACCGTTTCCAGTTTTATCTAGTTCAGGTTTCCAGTACCTTTCATCTGCGTAGGATTTTTTTGCACCTTCTGTAGGTGAAGCAGTTTCCATGGCTGCTCTTAGTTTATCTAATGATGACATTGTATTCTCCTATTGTATAACATTGTATCGCATTGTATTAAGACTTTAGTTACCTAAAGTCCACTTATCTATTATAACTATTGACCACCAATCTGTCAAGTGGTTTTTAATTATAATTGAACCTTTTATTTATGTCGCCTGACATAACTCTATTGTTTTATTTTTGTATCTTTTGAAGTCAAAGTCTATGAATGATTTGTACTTCTGAATCTTGATGTGTATTTCGGGATAGACTACCTTCTCTGATATGAGTCTGTCCCAGTCGGAACTAAATCCGATAATAGAATCCATTATGCAAAGTGTCTCTAAGGAAACATTTTTTGCCATGTATTCTTTTAATAGTATAGGGTGTTGTCCGTTCTTTACTTGAAGAACCTTTTGAATGTTTCTTTTAAGTAGGATATCAGAGAGTTCTGTTTCATACATATATGACAATTTTTGTTGTCGTTTTTTCCACTCTTTATAAATTCGTTCACATTCATTATCTAATAGGTCTCCAGCCCAACTATCTTTAAGACTTAAGTTTGCAATATAAAAATCTTGCAAGTCTTGTTTGTAAGTTTTAAATAACTTACCAAAATGGTATTTGTCTTTTCGTTTTAAGAAGGAGTTGATGTCTGATTTTACTTTTCCATTATACTTAATGAAATCATAATCCTTGGAATAGAAGTGTAACTTTATCCCAAGGTATAATGTGTAAGAGTCATATCCTTCTCTACTCGTCATTAAGTTATGATACTAGACTTTGGTGGTGTTACTATTTTAGATGTTGCTTCTGTAAAGGCCTTTACTATACTGTCATTACATGGCACACAAAACACATAGTTATTAAATACAACTGACGTTGGATTCTCTTGACCAGTTACTGCAATACCTCTTGCAAAACCCATCTCCCCACTCTCGGGATTTCTAATAATCATTCTTGGGTCTTCTATTGATAGATTTCCTTCTTCGATACCTTTGTATTTACCGACATATTCTCCACTCGTAGCAACCACTGATACTATATCATTAATTTCCATTTTCACTTCTCCTCATAAAATCGTGTGATTGTCCCTTGACTAGTCCTACCACGATTGATTAGGTTAAGTCCTTGTGCCTCTGCTTCTAACTTCTCTTTAAGAGGTGGTGTTAAAAGTCTCTTAGCACTTTCGGGTTCTAAATTATTTTCTTCACAAACTCTAACGATTGCACCCATTACGTCAACACCCTTTCCACGGGATAGTAGACGTTCTACTTTTTCAGTAAATTCTTTTCTTGATATCATATTAAAACCTTGTGTTGTATCTGTTGTCGGGGTCTACTTCGTCTGCAATTAAAGGCAGTCCAAAGAAGTGTTCGCAATCCCATGAGTCATAGTTGTTTTCCCAAAACCAATCATGTCCTTCTTCTTCAAGTAGTTCTTGCATTTCGTCTTCGTCTGCATCACTACCTTCTGCAAGGTGGATATAATAGTCACGTCCACACTCGTCAAATGATTCTAAAAATTCATTCTCTTCGAACTCACATGGCTCCATGTCACCAGTTGCATCTTCTGAAAGATATGCTTCCAACATTTCCTTCTCTTCCTCGTTAGTAATCTTAACGATATATGCACCACTTCTCCATAGTGCTTCTATGACTACTCTATCTTCGTTGTCATTGTTCTTAAACACTTCACGTTCAGTGTAAGACTTTTTAAACTTTGGATAGATATGATATTCTTTTCCTACTTCAATCATCTTAAAATCCACTCTCTAAGTTGTCTCTCCAATCTCTAACTATACTATAGTATGCATAGTAAGTTGGACTAGTGTCATGAACACCAAGACCACCTTCTGCATAATCAGTTGTTAGGTAATCTATGAGAATGTCTGCCTTATCTAAGACTTCTTCTGTTACATCTTCTTCACTATCGATTGATAGATACTCTAACAGTGTGTCATATGCACTATCGTATGCTTGGGATTCTACCCACTCGTCACCTTTAGAGATTATCTTATTCCAATTGAAATCTCCTTCTAAATTAAATTCTCTTGTTTCTGCCATTTTTATACTCCGTGTAAATTTGCATATCTTTGTCTTAAGTCATATAACTTTTCAACATAATCTAAAGGGTCTGCCTCAAATATTTGAACACCCCCACCATCAACAGCTACAACTGCAACTATATCATCAACGACTTCTCCAGTAAGTTCCTCAACCATGATTGCGTATGCAGTCATTTGATGGAACCATGGGTCTGCCATATATTCTTCTTTATACTTTGCACTTGTCTTAAAGTCAATGATGCAGAGTTTATCGTCCCAAACACCAACACAATCTACTTGTCCTGCCATCTGTAATGAATCACTCCACATCCCTGCCTCTAGTGCAATGGGTAATATTTCATCCAATACAGGTTGTACTGCATTGAACATAGAACTCTCCATGATATTATCAAATACCAATTCTTCTTCTTGTCTTAGATACTGTTCAAAAAGAGAATGCATTCTAGTTCCTCTTCTGGCTGCACCAGTAGATATTCTATTTGCTTCCTTTTCTCCTACTCGTTCTCTCCACAATTTAATGTGGTCTCTAGTAAGTAGTCCTGTTACTGTTGTAACACTTGGGTATTTCTGACCTTCAGGCGTTTGGTAAAATCTCTTACCATTTTCTTGAACACGAGTCATAGATTCCTGTAAGTTTTCTAAGTCGTGTAGTTCTATTAAATTATCCATGTCTTAGTATACTACTTAATGTTCTGTAAGTCAACATGTTTTTTGATAGTATCTCTTGTCTTAACTTCTTTTGCAGATTTTCTATGATACCTTTCTCCTAGTGGAGAGTCTATATGATTAGAACCAATCTTCTGCAACACATCATTGAATCCACCATCTACTTTAACTCGGTCTCCATGGCCATGTACGGTCATTGGAGCTCCAAGTATCTGTTGTTTAAGGTGTGGGTTGTCTTCTTTGAATTGGTCTAACTTAGTGTAAGACATTATATGTTCTTCAATCTCACCTGTATCATTATTTAAAAAATCGTATGCTGGCATTATATACTCATAAAACTAGGGACTGGTCTATCAGTCCATTTTGCAAAATCTTTCTTGTAGTTTGCATAGTATTTATGGTATGCAGAGATAGAGTCTCCGAGAACTTTTACATCATCAGGCATACACTGGGGTGGTTCTGAATAAGAACCTAGTGTAATGTTGTTTGGTATTTCATTGAGTAAGTCTCTAAGTTTATCATCAGTCATATGTACACGACCATAACGATAAGTGTATTCGTCACATAGTGCAGTAAACATATCGTATGCATACTGATACTGGATTGCATTCTCTCTGACCCAACGTGTAGAAGGGTGGTTGATATGAGATGCCTTGTATAGAACACCATCCATGTTTGAGTTGTCTAGTCTCCATCTCTGAATCCTGCGACCACTAGATGCATCAGTGTACTGTTTACCATCCAACATACGGTGTGCAGTGGACAACATTTGTGCATACTCGATAATCATCTTGACAACATGTTTGTCGCAATGCATTTCTGCAGATTGGATTGGGTCTTTATGTAAGTAAAATAAATTCATAATTATTTGTAAAATATATGTTCGTTAATAACTACAGTCTCATTAAGTGAGTCTGCCCAATATGGATATATCCATGTTGCATGATAATGAGTTGAACCTTCTGTAATGTCTCCATACTTAGATTGTATCACATCTCTTGCAATGTGCATAGAGGATAACCAAGTTGTACTGTCCACTGGGAGGTCTGACTTACCGTCACAAAACCAACTAAACTGACATTGGTTTAATGCAGGGACTAGATTACCTTTCCAGTTTGTTTTATACTTTGCATCATAGACAACACCACATACAGTATCGGGATACCCATAGTGTTCAACTCTGTTAAGAACAACTTGTGATACTGCAATCTTACCAGCAAGTGGTTGATTACCTGCTTCAAAATAAATGTTTTGTGCAAGACAATAAATCTCATTGTTTGCATCTGAAGCTTCTATCTTCATTGATAATGCACCTACAAGAAAACCTAACCATGCACCTAGTAAAAGATAGTAATATCTCATTTTTAATTTTTCAGGCCCTTTCATATTAAACTCCTTGTGTCATATGACTGTATGAGTCGGGACATGTATTGATTGGGTCTCCACAAGCACA